ATATATTAATATTTGCTAAACAAAACCCAGGTGGTTTTATGCAATTATTAAACGACCCTATGTTAAAGCTTAATGCTACAGTGCAGGATTTTTTAGATAAAAGCTTAATTCAATTACGAAATAGCAAAAAAGAAGTGTGGTTTAATACTCCGTCTAATAAAAAGAAAATGTGTAATATACCATTCGGAGAAGACCCTATGTATATTATGACATCTTACTTTCAAAGTGATGATGGATTAGAGGTATTTAAACACTTAAAAGCATTAGCTAAAAATGCGTAACTTTACAACTTGTTTAACCCATTAAAAACTTTTTATAAAATGGAAAAATTTATCAAAATTACAAACGCTCCTATTACTAATGCGTTAATTAGTGTTAACGGAATAAAGTCAATAGGTACTGCAACTGCAACAGCGACAACTGTTGTGATTAAGTATGCAGACGGAACAGCAACTACAGTAACAACTGCAGCTCAAGTTGGTCATGATGTTTACACAGCTATCCTAAATGCCACTGAAGGTGCTTTAGTTACAAGTTGGACAAACCCAATGTTTTCTTTAGCTTTACCTAAAGCTGTAACAAGTATTGTAAATGCTTAATTAGTTTAAGTATTGTACTAAAATAAGAAGAAGCGCCCAAATCAGGGTGCTTTTTTATTTTATGTATCTTTGTGTAAAGATTTTCAAATGATAAATTCAGTAAGAAATACTGTGCTTGCAATTGTAAACAAAAATAACTATGGATATATATCTCCTAGTGATTTTAATTTGTTTGCCAAACAAGCGCAATTAGATTTGTTTGATGAGTATTTTTTTAATTATAATCAGCAAATTAATGAGGAGAATGCGAGAGTGTCAGGAACGGGATATGCAAATTTAAAATTAGGATATGAAGAGGTAATAGATTTTTTTTCTGTGACCGCTTTTTTAACTCAACAAACCCTTAATACAAGCATATACTCTTTGCCTTCTGTTTCAACGACAGGTTCAGATTATTATTTGTTAAACAAAGTATTGTGTTTTTCTGCTGGTAATTTATTAGGAGAAGCTGAGAAAGTAACAAATGGTAAAATAACTTTACTTAACAATTCATTGCTTACAGCACCCAACACAACCTTTCCTGCGTATACGCAACAAGGAAACACGGTGACTATTTTTCCTACTACAATTAATAGTGGTCAAGATGTTCAGGCAGAATATATAAGATACCCAAAAGATCCTAATTGGACATATATAACACTTTACAATGGAGAACCTTTGTTTGACCAAACAGCTGCGGATTATCAAGACTTTGAATTGCCTATAGATGATTCAAATGATTTAGTGGCAAAAATTTTACAATACGCTGGGGTTTCAATTCGTGAAGCAGACGTGGTTCAATTTGGATTAACTAATGAAGCGCAACAAGATCAACAAAAATAATTATGGCTTATATAAATCAAAAACAATATTATACAAACAATAGCGTAAATCCTACAGATAGTAATTGGGGGTCTTATCAGTATGTTTCACTTACCGATATAGTGACGAACTTTTTATTAATGTATGCTGGAAACCACGCATTGGTTAATAATGTTAATAGGTTTAAAATATTGTTTCATGCAAAACGAGGAATACAAGAATTAAACTATGATGCTTTTAAAGAAATAAAAGCTTTAGAACTTACTGTGTATGATGATTTAAGATTTGTTTTGCCTTCTGATTTTGTGAATTGGGTAAAGCTATCAATGTTTGAGGGAAATACGGTAAGAGAATTGGTAGAAAATATTCAAGTGCAATCTGCTGTTTCTTATATACAAACTGCATCATCTACATTTACTTATGATGCGGCTAATAATGTTAACACTGAAACTTCTGAGATTGACACATCAAGAACTAATGGGAGCTTAAATAGTATTTATTTAAATCAAAACAATGAAGCAGATGTTAATGGTAATTGTGTAGGTTGTGAAGATGATATGTTAAGCAGAACTATTGGGGCTAGGTTCGGTTTAAATACTGAAACAGCTAATTTTAATCCTACATTTACAATTGATAAAAAAGCCGGAGTGATAAATTTTGACTCTACTATGGCTAATAAAAGTTGTATTTTACAATACATCTCAGATGGTATGGAGAATGGAGATGATTCTGCTGTAAGCGTTAATAAATTATTTGAAGAATATGTTTATGCTTACATCAAATATTCACTTTTAAATAATAAATTTGGTGTACAAGAGTATATAATTAACAGAGCAAAAAAAGATAAACAAGCGTTATTAAGAAATGCAAAAATAAGATTGAGCAATATTCACCCAAGTAGATTGCTTATGAATATGAGAGGTGAAGACAAGTGGATAAAATAAAATGGCAAACGTTCAAAGAAATTTTATAGCGGGCCGTATGAATAAAAGCCTTGACGAAAGGCTTTTACCTAATGGTGAATACATAAATGCTTTAAATGTAAGGTTAGGGTCTACTGAGCAATCAGAGGTTGGTTCCGTTGAAAATTCAAAAGGTAATACAAAGCTAACTCAGCTAGTTTATATTAACGGAGTTCCATTAAGCTCTTCTGCTAGATGTATTGGAGCTTTTGATGATAGTGCAAACGCAACTATTTATTGGTTTATACACGACTCCGCATTTACTTTAGGAGCGACAGGAAGATTAGATTTAATAGTTTCATTTAATGTACAAACAGGAGGAGTCAATTATCACGTAATAAGTATTGATAATGGTATAGGAGCGCAAACAACACTTAACTTTAATTCTAACTTTTTAATTACTGGAGTAAATAAAATTGATAATTTATTATTTTTCACCGACAACATTAATCCTCCTAGGGTTATTAATGTAGACAGAAACTATCCTAATCCAGTAAACAATATAGATCAATTTGATTCAAGAGAGATTCAGGTAATAAAACAACCACCCCTTACTTCGCCTTCAGTACGATTAATTAATGCAAACGAAACAGAAAATTACATTAGTGATAAATTTATATGTTTTGGGTATAGGTATAGATACAGCAATGCTGAGTATTCCGCTACATCTCAATTTAGTCAACCTGCTTTTTTGCCATCAGCTTTTAGTTTTGACCCTTCAAATGTTACTAACTCAGGCATGTCAAATGAATTTAATGCAGCTATAGTAACATATAATACAGGAGGTTTTTTAGTAAAAGGAATTGATATTTTATTTAAAGAAGCTAATGACCCTACGATAAAGGTTATTGAAAGATTAGACAAAGCAGAATTAGGAATTAATGATAATAACTCAGCAGCTTCCATTACATTTGATGTAGCTAAAATATTTTCAATTTTACCAGAAGCAGAAATACTTCGTCTTTATGACAATGTTCCTACTTTAGCTAAAGCTCAAACTTTAATGGCCAATAGGTTAGTGTACGGTAATTATTTTGAAGGATACGATTTAAAAGACGCAGCTAATAGACCTACAACACTAAGTTATATAGCTACAGGGTCTAGTGCTTTGATTAATAGATCAACTATACCCACGTCTTTTGCACAAAGCACATACACAGCTTTCTTAACGCCACCTGCCAATGTAAGCCCGCTAGATAGTAAATTGATTATGGACTTTAATGGCAGTACTCAAGATTTAATTATAGGCGCAGAAATATCAATTAATTTTGAATTTACTCATGCTCAGTGGGAGGGGGCTACAACTCCAAGTGGTACTACTCCTGTTACGGATATAGGCTTTAGGTATATACTTACTCAGGATTTTACAACTGGGACTTCAGCTGCTAATCCGTTAGAAGGTTTAATTGGGTCGGCTGATTTTAAAGCTAAATTTGGTATAACAATAAACAATCCAAGCCCAAGCATACAAACCGTAGCTAATGCTCAATCTGGCTTAGGCACAACCTTAACTGATTTAATTAATAATGCGTTAGAAGGGCAGTTAATTTCTCCACAATATGATTTAAATCAAACGGGTATAGAGACTCCAACGTCTGCCCCACCTAGTATTGGACAGGGAATTAAAATAACCCAAGTGCCTGGC